CTTGGGATTCTTTTCAGCACTATGAACACCATGCGAACGACGGATGCTATCTAGTCCTTCGGAAATTCCCTGAGCCAGATGAATGGCCTTTTCTAGGGACATGTTGTCGTAGTCAATTTTAAAGCCAAATCGGCTTTCCATCACACGGTTAATTTTTTTAACGTTTGTGGTGTTTCTCATTTCATTTAGTCGCATGGTTGTTTTTTCCTGTACCTTCGAATTGCTTCGAGTATTTAGCCGCTTGCACAGATTTTTTTAAAAGTCTTTCTGCTTCAGATAGATATAATTTGGCATCGTCATAGCGAGCCGACCATACATTTATTCTGAAGCAATCTTTATTACGAATACTACGCTCCAGACTGGCATGATAATGTGCTACGTCGTTGCGCAATACTCTGACTTCATAGTCATATTTAACAATATCGTCAGCTATACGTTTTTCGCCCATGTGATTGCATAAGCTATAGAATATAGCACTCTGACGTTCGGCAAATAGCTGTTTTCTAGATAATCCAACATCCAGCCTGCGCCAATAACCAGATTCTGGCACGATTCTGTCGCGACCAATCATGTATCCGCCGCCGGGTAAGGGCCAGCATATGGGCAGTCGACTTTTATTAGCTAGGGTTTTAAGTTCTCGTTGGGTCCAACGAGCAATATAGGTGGCAGTGAAATCAGTTAAAGCGTCTAGATTTTCCGGAGTCAGATCCAGATTCTGATTTTGCGGCGGTTTCTTGGATTTTTTTGCGGTATGTGATACGGCCATTTTCTTGAATTCTGTACAGTACATCTTTGTTAACCAAATGATTGGCGATTACCTGCTGGCGTGGATCAAGATCGGCTTTATGAAGTTCTGTAGAACCGTCAAACTCTCGCAGTAGGTCTGCCTCTTCGTTTGTGATGGGCAGGCTTATATTATTTAAGAGTTCTACAATACGCATAATTTATTTAAGATGAACAATCAGAGTAATAGCACCTGCCACCAGAGCACCCACAATTGTGGTTCCGATAGCAATAATGGTTTTATACTGGTTATTCTCAGATCCAGTTAAGCTGTCTCTAATTTCCAGAATGTATTTTTCCATCTTGTCCATACGACTTTCTAGATTATCTAGTTTATTTTCCAAGTTTGCATACCTCTCAGCACAAAGTTCTACGTGTGCCTCAAGACTTTTCTTTTCTATATCTGTAGTGGATAGAGCCATTTTCGTTCCTATGTGTGAACGATGCTTGTAAATTTGCCTAAGTTATGCCAAAAGAGAGCCTATGTGTGCCTACGCATCAAATATTATTTATGTCTTTCCTGCCAGATTTAAAGTATATGTTGCGAATACTGCCGTAGGGATGAAAGATGGGCAGCATGAATCTGGCGGATTCGTCCAGACCTGATACAATAGGCACCTGTTCAAAGTATTGTTTTAGTCTGCCCAATTGATCGTTATTTTCAGCAAATACATTGGCATGTTCCACACCAAATGTCCAGGCCCAGATGCGATGCGACCCTTCATAAAATTCACCAAACTCCAGATAGTTGGTATTGATATCTTCCAGTATAATTGGCTCTGTGACATCCATGGGCTGTGCGCCCAATCCAATGGCCTGTAATACCGTTTCCCAGTTACTATGTTGACTACGACGATGAGTGTCAGTACCACGAGTCACACCAGTAGCAGTGATGTCCACCAATGTAAATCCAGTAAAGTATTGTAATCCCATGCCCATACTGTTACTTATGTCGTAAAAAAGCCCACCGGAAAGATGGGCTTTTTGTTATAGTTTTTAAACTATTAGGCTAGTTTGATACCGCCAGTTGAGCTAACTGTAGCAGCTAGAACAACAACGTTAGAAACAGCACCGATGTTGCCGCCCTGGAATCCAGTTGCTGGATCTGGTAGAGCACGGATAACGTCACGTAATGCTGTGTCGCTTGTCCAACCTGAACGCTCTACTAGAACGCTGATCTGGCCTGTTGAATCAACTTGGTAAGCCAAGATTGAAGCATTGGCTGCAACAGCACGTAGAACTGTTTCTACAGCGCCGCCTACTGTCAATTCAGCTGCTAGGTTTGCGCCGCCTGCGCCTGTACCTGTGATGGCAGCAATTTTATATGCTGTCAGAGGTGCTGCAATACCTGTATTGATGATGGTAGCATTAGCAAAGCTACGGCCTCCGTCAACGTTTGTTACGCCAGCTGCATCACCATTTACTCTTGTTACGATTGCCATTTTAAATCTCCTGATAAGATGAGCGTATGAAACGCTTCATGTAGATATTTATGCCAACTGGGCAAAAATTAACTTCTTCCTGCAAAATTCGCAGCACTGAAAACCCCACGATTCACCAGCTTGATAAATCCGCTGGGTGTGTCTATGTTAAATCCTTCACCCTTGGGCACATCACCCACTGACTGACCAATGCCTTTTACCTGTGGTTCCAGCTGCGCCAATATAGTTAGTTTTAATTGTATAATAGCTGAATAGACCTTGTCCAGGGCTGCCACTATAGGTTGGTTATCTACCAATGCCACTATGGCATATTGTCCCTTGCTGAGTTTAGATTGCAACCAATCATTGTTGACTGCCTGCCCAGTGACTTTTCTGTTGTAGTATGTCTGCAGAGCATTTCTGGTGGCCTGTGTCAATCCACTCAAAAATTCATCACCGCCCAGATTAGCAAATGCCGTTACTGCTTTGATGGCAGCGTTTTTTATTTGTACTGGTTCTCGCATCTTAAACTGTGTGTTCATGTTGCCAGTGAATACTGTGATGACATTATTAGTGCCACTCAGCCCACCCAGCCCCTGCATACTCTGTCTGCCCACCAGTGGATTTTCTTTGCTGGGCTCAATGTCTGTACCATAGCTGTGTACAGCCAGGCCCACGGATCTACCGGCTATTTCTTTACCGATGGGACTATTCTTGTCCACTGTGTACGTGACACCATATGGGTTGGGTTTAAATACAAAATTGTTGCCCTGTAAAGGCACTGGATCGCTCCACATCAGGTCACCCTGAACAAATCCCTTGAATCCCTGTGGCACAATACTGGCCACAGCAGGAAATATTTCGGCCAACTTTTCAGCAACCACTGGATTTTTTCCATTGTCACTGAAAAATTTATACAGCTCTTGACCACTAGTCACCTGACCACCAGGGCTGGTGATATACTCTTTGTAATTCATGGTGAACTTACCGTCAGCTGTCCTACGACCGAATATGATAGCAGGACTGCCATCCCACTTGATGCTGACAGTCTGTGGATTTTGCACAGCACCCACTATACCATTGATGGCGTCCATGGCAGCGGTACTGCCTGAGAAGATAAAATCTTCTGGATGAGGAGTGCGGGCACCTTCCAGTAATGGTCGTATAAATTCTAAGTTCATGCAAACAATCCCTTGACCATGTCCAGACCCTGTTGAATCTTCAGTCTGTCCTGTTCAGCACGGGCCTGTGCAGCAGGTGTCTGTGCTTTATCACGTTTCTTACCGGCTATATCAATTTGTGCTTTCTCTTCGTAACGTTGCCAGAATTTATTGATAAAGTCATCAGCTGATGAATAGTTAGTAAAGTCACCCTGGCCAAACATTTTATTTAATTCTGCGCTGAGAGCAAAGCCTTTGACGCCTTTGACTAGTTTGCTGATTTTGACATCATTGATGTCATTGCCGGGAAATTGTTTTAGCAATGCATCAATACGTGGTCGTTTGATGCCCAGTTCCCGTGCCTGATATACAAATAGATCATATATAAAGGTTGCAGGATTTGTGGTGATGGTGCGTACCTCTGTGCCTTTGTGTTTGCTGAAAGGTACATGTTGACCGTCCACAACCTTTAATTGCACACCAGCATGTTGGATACTGATGTCCAGTAATTCACCCAATACGCTGTACATGTTACCAGTCAACAGGCCCTTAACTCCACGTTCAGGAGTCACACGGGTAGCACCCCAATTGGCCAGACGCTCTGGATGCCACATAAAATCTATCTGTACATAATCATTGGCACCGATTTTAAAAATAGGATGTCCGGGTTTACTTTCCGTGGTATCCACATAAGGTGCATGACCGGCCTGAACAAAATCCGATGAAACTTTATTCCAGTATGATGTAAATTGTCCGTAAGTAACACCTTCAACTTCTGGGGCAATCATCTGTAGGTCAATGTCACCATATATCTTGTCTGGATGTTCAGCGGCATCTTGTTCGTGATATGCACTGGAGCCAGTGGGGCGTCCACGTTTAATGACACCCATGCCCTGCACCTGTGCAAACTTGTTGAAGTCTGCAACAAATCGATCCACCACTTGCAGGGCCACTGCCACAATCTTAGGATGTAATACTGTGCCCTGTGTCAGGGTGGTATCCCAACCGCCTTCTGTTATAATGTCTGAAATTTTCATAATAGTTTTGTTATGTTTCTGAACCAGTCAGCTGGGCTGTTGGTACGGCTTTCTGGCAGAGTAATCAGCCCCTTGGCTGCATCACCACGTGCTTGTGCCAGTTTAGCGTCCCGGTCAGGATCATCAGCCAGTGCTGCTATCATGCTCTTGAGTGAATTTAAATCATCACCAGTGGCCTGCGGTGATAATAATATTTTAGCCACTTCATCACGTGTGCGACCCACCACTTCACCAGTGTCACGATTGGCCAACTTGGCACCAAACGCATCAAATTTCAGACCCAGGTGTTTGGCAATGCTGCTCATCAATACAAAGTTAGCCTGCCCTTTAAATGCAGGATCTGAATACATACCACGTGGGCCGTGTTGATGATATGGTGCAACTATGTCAGCATCTTGTATGACCATGAGATCCACCTGTGCTGTTTTTTGTTCGCCTGATCGGGCTTGATAAACTATGCCAATGCTGACGTTGCGTCCGTTGACATTGGCTTCTATACCCTTGGCTGCAAAATAAGTTTGCATGGCCTTCTTGGCGGCCAACACAGGGTCCTTGGGGTGGTCTTGTGTCTGGAATACAGCCACTACATCACCAGCTTCAACCATTATATCAATATCACCAGATGGTATGGGCTTACCAGCAGCATCAATCTTGAATCCAGCTGATCCAATATTCAATTGCAGCCGCTTGATGAATGGTTGTGGCATTTCTCTTTTGGCTGCGGCTACCACAGTGGGCACATCCACTTGTTCCACTGGAACAGATGTAGGTATAGCATTACCGCCTTCATATATATGCATCATTTCATTGATTCTCTTAATGCTCTACGGAATTTCAGATAGGTAATGTGTTCCATCAATTGTTTACCAGCATCACGTAGTAATTGAGCAATCAGTCCATATGTTTCTCGTGGCAGTTTTCCACCAGCTTTCATGAACTGGTCAAATTCCTGTTGCATTTTATTGGGATTGTTGAACGGCGACCCAGTGGTTGCTGCTGGTGCTGGTGCTGCTCCTGCCGCTGCATTCGCAGGTGTTGCCGCATCCAATTTTAAATCTTGGAACACTTTGTTGATCAATACGTCAGTTACACCTTGATCTCGCAAAAATTTCTTGACTTGTTCACCGTCAACACTGGCCTCGTTGCCCAATTTGGCACTTCTGCGCCAGTTCATGTCTAACTTGTTTACAGTAATCTTGTTGGTTGCGCCTTCCCAGCTGCTCTTGGCTACACCTTTGATGCTGTCCCATACGCCCTCACTCACCACTGTCTTAAATACTTTCTGCACACCAGCCCCAGTGATGAATATCATCATTGTGCCGGTGCCCTCATTTAGTCCAGTACGTGACCAATCAATATAGGGATTATGGAAATGTTCACGTATGCCGAATCGACTGGGTGTATATTGTCCAGTGGCAACCTTGGATGCTGTATCGGCAGCAGTACCGACACCTTGGGCATAAATTGGATTACCAGTGGCAGGTGCCGGAATTGTCAACTTTTGGCCCACCGACAAATCATTGGGATTGGTTATCTGTGGATTTGCCTTCATTAAATCTTGCACACTCATGTTATTATTCTGAGCAAGGGTACTTAGATTATCACCAGCTCGTACTACATATTCCGAACCCGGCAATGGAACATTAGATAGATCGGGCATCTGTACATTGGTGTCGGGCAAGTTGACGCCACCAGGCATAAACTGATCAGGAGATGCCTGTATACCCTGTCCACCCCAGGGCTGTACAGGCGCACCACCGAATTCACTTGCACCGCCCATGTCAGTGGGATCTGGTGCTGGGCCACCCTGCATTGCCTGGCCCAGTTGACCAGCACCATAAGCTACTGCACCAGTCTTGAATCCTTTCCATATTGCACTACTGGCTTTGTCGCCTTGTAGCATTCGGTCAAATATTTTGATACCGCCAATTATAGCTGCACCACCCAACCCAGCGCCACTGATACCAGCCAGTGCGATCAAACCAGCATAGATTGCACCTTGCATCACTGGATGAGCTGTAGCAAACTCTCGATATTTTTGTATGGCTTTACTCACGGCGCCTGACTGGCCACCGGATGATTGTAATAGGCTTCTCTGGATTTTATCAACAAATACGTCAAATCCTGACACTGGACCAGATTGACTAATTGCTGTCTTGACTTTGTTCCAGGCACCGCTGATGGCCGCGGTTCCTTTGCCCAGCATAGTTTTATTACTTGCTGGTGCATCACCGGTATTGGCAACGTTACCGCCGGCTTTGGCACCGTCAGCTACTGCTGCAAATATTTGTTGGATCTGATCTTGAGTCAGTGCTGCCTCTACCAACATACGGGAGGCATTATAACTGCTCTCATATATGGGTTCGCGACGAACGATGTCTTCAATCAGCATGTTTCGCTTGGCGATGAATCGTGATTCTTTCATTACACCGCCAGCTTGACTATACATGTGTTGAAATAATCCCAACAGTTCTCTATTGACTGACAGATCAAATTTACCACCAGCAGCATTTAGACTGCCCGGACCATTTAACCAATTATCCCATGCTGATTTAAATGCAGCAGGATCTGCAAATAGACCAGTATCCGCCACCGGGGCGGCGGCGGGGGCTGGGGTAGTAGTACCGCCCACTGGAGCCATGATATCAGGTTTGGCTGCACCAGCACCAGCAGCTGGTGTCTTGGCTTGTGCTGCTGGTGCGGCAGCAGGGGCTGGAGTAGTACCGCCCACTGGAGCCATGATAGCAGGTTTGGCTGCACCAGCACCAGCAGCTGGTGTCTTGGCTTGTGCTTGACCAGACATATTCATAGCCACTGCTTTGGCTAGATAATTCTGGACATCACCTGGTCTAGTAGATGATAGGGCACCCAGGACAGAAAAGTCTTTACTACCAGGAAATCCACTCTTGGTCATCCAATCCTGAAATTGCTGTTGATAAGTCGCGATGTTAGTCATATCAACACCGCCAGTTTGTAATGCCTGAACTTGTTTTTGCCAGTAAGGCATCATACCCTTGACTTGTGAATTAATTTCTGCTTGCCCGGAACTGCGAGCGACGGCTTGTCTAGCACCTGCAACAGGTGCACCGAGGTTTTTAACTGCCCCAGAGATACCTGCACCCATTTGTTTAAAGGCATCCATTGGGCCTTCAGTAACTACATCATTAATCTTCATTGTTTCCAAATCTCCTCACACCACGTATGAATTTGTTGGGGTCTTGGCTACGAATACTGTTAATAAGCCTGCGTTCTAGCTCTTCTGCTGCCTCAGTTTCGTAGTTTTCTTTAATATAGTTGATGAGATTAATAGCGCCAGCAATAACATTACTGGCGCGACTCTCAACTAGATTAGAACGATCGCGGTGTGCTAACAAACCGTCTAGTTCGTCAAGTATGCTGCGAGTACGCTTTTGCAAGATAAAACTCCAATATGTGGTATTTAGCTGTTAACGTCATTCTCGAGTTTTGAGGCCAGCCAACATGTTCTTGAGCTTAGTACTCTGCACTTCGGCTACTGGAACTGAGGCGTTTTCCATGCTGTTAACTACGGTGCTGGTTTTAATCTGATTCAGGATACTATTAGTATTCACACCGCCAGTGCCATTTGCATTATCGCCACCAGCATCAGTAATACGCATGGTTTCAATATTGTATTCCAGATCAATCTTGTGCCCCACACCAGTGCTACTACGACTCTTCATACATTGCATCTGATACTTGCCACGCTCTTTCATAGCACGACTGGTAAAGATACCAAACACATTGTCTGCTGTGTTAATCTTGCTGATACCACCAGCAATGTGGCTGTGATCAAATTCAATCTCTTCCACAGCACTACGGTTTAACTGCGACGCTGTTACTAACAATATATTTAATTCTTTGGCCAGGTTGCGTAGTTCTTCCGCCACATACTTGTCCTTGATAAATTGATCGTTAGGGTTAACTTTAACTGACACTGGCATCAACAAGTCCAGATAGTCCACCATGACAAAGTCAATCTTGATACCAGTCTGAATCTGCACTTCTTTTAAATAGCTACGAATATCATTAATAGTGCTCTGCGCTGGTAACCACTTGACACGATATTGCCCAGCTTTCTTGGATACCATTTTGACTTTCAATGTGGTTGTGTCAATGTCCTTGCGAATCTCTTTAGTGCCCATACCTGACAGCATGGCATCAGTTCTTAGACTACACAATTCTTCTGACAGTTCTAATGTGATGTACACGCCACTGAGACCTGACTGTAGCCAACTCAAGGCCATGTTCATCATAACCAGGGACTTACCCGATCCAGATCCACCAGCAAAGATGTTTAACTCACCACGACTAAATCCACCGTATAAAATACGATCCATCTGTGGCCAGCCCGTTGAAACCTGTCCACCAGTATTAAAGTATCGATTGATTCGCTCTGCTGGATTATCAAAATAGTCTGTACCCATGTCCTTGGTCAGACTGATTTGTACCGCATCTTTAATTAACTTCTCAACCGGATCATATTCACCTTTCTCCAGCAGGTCTGCTGCTTTAAGGATAGCACGTTCCAGTTCTTGTCTGCGACTAAATCCTTCAAACTCCTGCATGAACCAGTCGTAGTGTCCGTCAGCCATTTCAGGAATGGGCTTGAGAGTTACACCAGTAACAGCCTGCACCTGATCATGTGTGGGCATGGTCTTGTACTGATCTGTGTGTTGCTGAATAAATTCAGCAGCGGCCCTTAAACTACGATCAAAGTTTTCTGGATTGTAAATATTCTGAACTCGCACAAAACTCTGTGCGTCATTCATCATCATCTCTAAAAATAATCTCTGTAGGTCTGCGTTATATTCTTTGCTCACGTATTCTCCTATAGATTATTATATATGCGTTTCTTGTATAATTCAATTTTTAATTTACTCGTCTCTACGCTGGCCAGAATGCTCGTAAGCGCAAATAATTTTCCATATTTAGACACAGCCTCATTGATATCTTTACAACTCTCCTGCCAGACTGGAAAACTAACGTCCCATCCATATTCCAGGGCAGCATCCACCATCTTACGACCAGGCCGGTCAGTGTCGGGTA